TAGGTGTCGTTGTACCGATACCGACATTGCCAGACGAATCAATCGTCATACGTGCGTTGAAATCGTTACCCCTTATTTGAAATGACTCTGTTGAAGAATCTAAAAACAATCCAGCGATTGCATTATCCGTGTTGTTACCTAACGTGATGTACGGGTCTGAATCGTCATCAGCAATAAGTTGCAAACGTGGATTGCCTGTACCTGAGAACTTTGATAGAACTCCACTACCCGAAACATCCAACTTAGCGGCAGGTGTCGTTGTGCCGATACCGACATTGCCAGACGAATCAATACGAACCCGTTCAATATTATTGCTAAATAGTTTTAGATCATCGCCCTCTGCACCGATCCTCACACGGGTGTCATCAGTCGTACCGCTACCCATAAGTGAAATCCCACCAGTAGCGTTGCTTGACTTGAACGTCGCTGCGATACCTACCGAACCACCATCGACTTCCAACGGGCGAGCAGGGTTCGTTGTACCGATACCGAGCCGGTTGTTCGTGTCATCCCAGACCAGATTGCTGGCATCACTAGAGAACGTGCCACCCGAAGCAAACTGAATAGCACCATCAATACCAGATGCAGCAGCGGAAGCAGCACCAACCTCAACCCATTGCTGGCTAGAACCGTCGTCATAGTACAGATATGTCTTTGCTGTATCTGTATCAAACCATAGGTCTCCGTTAGACGGGGACGAGGGGGCGGTGGACTGTGTAGTCATGGCGATCACGCCAGCGGTACCAACCTCCACCCACTGCTGTGAGGCACCATCGTCGTAGTAGACGAACATAGAACCGGTGTCGGTCTCGTACCAGAGGTCACCGTCTTCTGGATCAGCGGGGGCACCGTCAGAAGTGGTAACGCTTGCACCACCTCCAGAGGCAATCTCCCATGCGCCGCCCGTACGGATATAGAGCAGGTTGTTAGTGGTATCGATGGCGAGGGCACCATCAGGAAGACTCAGCGTCGGCGTACCAGCCGTCGTAACCGTAATGAGGCCCCCATCTGCCTGAAGGGCATCGTCAGTCTTAAGACGATCAGCAGCGTCACGGTACAAGTTGACATCGCCAGCAGCAGCACCACTGCCCCAGACGACCTTGCCCCCCGCCTCAAACTTGATGCGGTCATTAGTGTCTCCAGCAACAGATACGGCTACGGCATCAGATGCTGCTGATGCCAGATCGCGTACGGTAATGCCTGTAGTGAACTTCTGAGCCACAACTCAGCCTTTCTAAGGGGCCGCAACCCCTTGATATCAACCTGTAATGACGACTTTGTATGCGTTAGCGCTTGGTGCCGTTGCAAACTCCACAGTAACAGTATTCGTGGTGGCGCGGGCGACATCAGCGTGAACCGTTTCCTTGGAGGTTGTGTCGAACACCTGTACGATCACGTCCTCGGTACCCAAGTTGTGAGTCAAGGTATACGAGGTAGCGCTGGTGGTCAGCGTCTGCGAGGAGATACGAGCCAGCGTCGGAGTGCTAGTCGTAAGACCAGTAGCGGATGTCTCAGCGAGATTGTCACGGGCGTCGGCAGCGGTGCTAGCACCAGTACCACCGTGAGCCACTGCCACATCGGTGGCTTCCCACGTACCAGTTGTGACCGTACCGAGGGTGTCGATGCTGGCCTGACCACCGTATGTAGCGGAAATCTGGACATCGTCAGCATTGACCGTGATGCCGGTACCTGCTCCAATAGCGAGGGCCGCGCCCCCACCGCCAGTAAGACCACCACCAGCAACTGAGGTGTTGAGTTTAGATTCAGTAACACCGGCATCTTTGATGATGACGTTGTCGCCGTTGATCTCAAGAGTGCTGTCATCGACGTTGACATCGATCTGATTCGACTGCGTACCGCTCTTCGACAGACCGTCACCAGCAATAATCTGACCAGCGCCAGAGAACTTAGCAAACGTAAGGCCAGTCGTATCCAGCGTGACCGTGCCGTCGTTGGTCAGCACCCACCCGCTATCAGCGTTGGCGTCACCCTCTTCAACAAACGTAAACAGACCGGGAGTAACTTCTGCGCTGCTGTCAGCGTCGGCTGCTCGTGACCACGAACCGCTCGTGCTTACAACGTAGATACCGTTCTCAGATGAGGTGCTCTGGTCCTTGACGAGGATACGGTCACCATCAGCGAGCGTGATGTTGTCGACAGTAGTAGTCGTGTTGGTCAGCGAGATGTCGGCAGTGGTAGCGACACGCACCGAAGCCTTAACGTCAAGACCCGAGCGAGCAGCGTCAACGTATGCCTTGTTGGCTGCATCAGTTGCGTCAGTGGGGGCCGACAGGCTGGTGACGCGGGAAGCCGTGATGACATTCGCAGCAAAGTCACCGCTTGCATCGCGGATAACCAACTTGCTCGCAGTAGCAGCGTCAGTGGCGTCGTCCAACTTGGCCTTGTCAGTTGCCGACATAAGACCAGAATCTGACGTTGTGGCATCGGCAATGGTGAACGACACCGCGCCGTTAGTGGCGGTGCTGACGTTAACAGCAGCGGTGCTGGACGATACTCCGGTGATAAGAATCTGCCACGTAGAACCGTCGTAGTACTTCAGTGCATCTTCAGCACTGTTGTAAAAGAGTCGACCCTCAAAGTTACCCGTTGATGGGTCGGTCGTGTCGGTGTGAAACTTGGCATTGACCAACTCATTCTGTTTGAGGTCAATGTTCGTTAAAAATTGCTGTGCCACTTACCGACCTCCTAAGTCAGATACGCAGTGCCAGAAAAGGGTGCTGTAAATTCGATCTGGATCTCACTTGTACTGTTGTATGTTACCGTACCTACAACCACCGTGCCGGTGGAATTGACCACGGTAACGGAGGGGTACCCTCCTAGGTCATGTGTGATAGTCCATGTTGACGAGGCCGCTCCCTGAATGTAAACATTGCGTCTCGTGAGACCTGTTGCCTGAAAGAAGGGGACCGCTGGCCACCCTGATTCAGTTTTGGGGCCGTAAATGTAATAAGGCTCTTGAGTGAAGAAGTAGTAGTCTCCTATGATACCTAGTTCAGGTGGCGGGGGGTTGACTGCACCGCTAATAAGCGAAGCACCAGCCGCTCCCTGAACACCAGTGCTGGCTATTTCGATATCAGTAGTTGAATCGACTAGTTCAATAGTGTTTGTAGCGGCATCGAATGCCACTTCAATGACGTTTTCAGTGGGGAACGTCTCGACGTAGTTTGTCATCCCAGAATCTCCGGCCTGATGACAAATGCGCCCATCAATAGGCGCGTCACTTCATTACTGCTAGAGGTGACTTCTAACGTATACGTGTAAGGACCAGCGGTGATGGCATCGGTTTGATCAGCAGTAATATCGATACGAATGGTACCTTCAGTACCACCTAACGTAATGCCGCCGTTTTCAGTTGTAAGAGTAAGCACTGTTACGGGGTTCGTCGTCTTCTGACGAATAGTCATCACTGCCGTATAACTTGACAGGTTAATGGGGGTGCGAGTAGCATCCTTCCACTTGATTTGTTGGGAGAACGTCGCTCCCTTATCCGCTGTAAACCCGTACGTTGCCGCGAGTGAAGTCATTCTAATCTCCTCTATAAACTGGAAAGGGACGGGAGCGCTTGGCCCCCGCCCCTTATTCCAGACCTCTGTCGGCGGGTTTATCAGGCGATAGCGCCACCGAGGGTGTTGAGGATAACGCGGGACTCGTGGGTGATCATACCGAAGCCCCAGATGGCGTACCATGCCAAGCCGTGCTCACGACCGAAGTCGATCACACCGCCGTCACGCAACTCAACCGGGAGGCTGATGGCGTGACCGAAGGCATTGTCACCAATCATAATGGCAGCGTACGAATCGCTGTTCACGTCACCGCCGACGCCGGAGTCGGGGAGGCCAGCAGCGATGGCGCTGGTATCCAGACCCTTAGCGACCTGCGTGGTCTCGATGAACACCACGTCGTAGATACGACCGATCTCACCGAGCATGAAGTTACCGGGGGCGGCGTACTTCGTGACCTCGATGAACTCAGGCCAGTCACGGAGCGCACGGCTCTGCGACGGGTGGACGAAACACACGTAGGTGTCGCCCAGACGCGGGATGTTCTGACCGGCGAGGACCTCGACTGCGTCCTTGACGGTAGCAGGCGACATGTAACCCGGCGATGCGGCGTCACCAACAGTGCCCGGATCGTACGGCGAGATAGCGCCGCGAGCCGAAGCGGTGGTGCGACCGAACACGACGTTGGGAGCCACAGCATTGCCACCACCGAACGGCACAGCGTTCTGGTAGAGGGTGTTGCGGGCCTGCGTGTCCATCGACTGGGCCATGTGACGACCGAGGAGACGGGAGGCCGAGGCCATCACGTCGTCGAACGATGCGTTCAGGAGAAGTTCGGTGACCGCAACAGCCTTACCGTGCTCTTTGACGGTGATCTGAATCTGCGAAGCGCTCAGAGCGACCGGCTCCATACGAACACCCTCAGTCAACTCAGAACCAGTCTGGTCGACATCGAGGTTGTTGTAACGCATGAAGTTGATGGTCAGACCGGGCTGAACACCGAGTTCCGTCTTCTTAACAGCGAACTGCTCAAAGCGGAGAACCGGCATTGCTTGGAAAAGGATTTCCTTGCTCCAGATCTGCTGGATTGCGGGGGAAAGAGTCTGATCAGCGTTGTATCCGGTCGTTGAAATCGAACCAAGATCGGCTCCGGTGATCGCTCCACCCTGTGGTGATGGAAGGGCCATATTACTTATCCTCCGTGGGATAGGGGTTGATGTTTACTTGTTAGCGACCTCGCATGGAGGCTGATGCCAAGAGCCGATCCCTGACTTGTGCGTACTGTTCCATCGTCATATTGGCAATATCTGCCGATGTCAACGTCTGCTGCTCCGTCATGTTCTCCAATGGCCCAGATGGGGTTGATCCCGTTGCCGGAACTCCCCGCAGAGGCTGCTGCTGTTGCGGCAACGCCTGCTGGATGTTGTCCATAATAGCAGAAGTTCTTGCCTTGACAGCCGAAATAGTCGTTTCAATATCTTCTTCGGTATTTCCCGAAATAAAGTCGATCAATTCCGGCATAAGTCCGTCTTGCTCTTCTGCGATACGGCGTGACTTGTACGACTCAAGTTCCTGAAAGCGACGCTCCTGCTCCAGCAGAGCCTTTTGGGCTTCCGCCTCACTCTGGAGAGCAGTAAACTTCTCTTCCCACTCCTGCTGAACGGTGTTGATCTGCTGCTGGAATTCGTCTTCCTTTTTCATCAGCAAATCCTTAGCCGACATTTCGGCCTCTTCACGCTGACGACGTTCTTCTGCTTCCTTGGAAGCCAGTTCGTCTGCGAGGCGCTTTTGCTCCTCACGCTCAGTATTGAAGATTTCCACCTGCTCCTGCAACTTGGAGATGCGGTCGTACAACTTGTCCTTTTCCTGACGACGGATTGCCTCTACCTCATCTTCAGAGAACATGCGTGAGTTCTGTGCACGCTGATCCTGTGCGGGGGCAGGGGCCACTTCCTCGACGGGAGCGGATTGGGTGGGTACGTTGATGGCGATCTCGTCGCCCTGTGTATCTGACATTGTTTCTACCTCAATGGTCGTGCTTATATGGCTTGAATAGAGTACGAATAGTTAGTCGGAATCAGGCACACGTCGCTGAGCCAAGTTGGCTCCGTATGCCCGCTGCACCAGTTGGTTTATAGCATCGCCGGAGGGGTTAATCCCCGGCATTACTCCCGACCCTTCTTCCGAAGAACCGGCAGAAGTTACATCAGAACCACCAGCACTGGTTACTCCATCGCTGGCAGGCTGAGCACCCTCTGGCATAACCATACCAGTGAGCGCCATTACTGATGCGGATATCTGGGCGTTAAGCAGTTCCAACGCACCCTGATCCATAGAATCATCTCTAAGTTCCTCAAAGATCTCTGCCATCTTCTCGTTCGGGAACTCTTCACCAAGTTCGCGCAATGCACCGCGCTTGGATTCCAGACCCATTGCCATCTTGGCTTGCAACTCATTCAACTTGATCAACTGATCGACTGGCAGAGGATCAGGCCAGTGGATAGAAGTGCGGTATGTGTTGGGGTCACGGGGATCTAGTACCTGCAACTGATCAGGCTCTGGGAACGTAGCCTCAGACGGGTTCCACTGCAACGACAACGGTTCATGCACAGCCTGCGTGCGAATAATGAGTTCATTGAGTTGGACGAGGCCCTTACTGAAGTGGGTCCGCTTCATGTGGTAACGGTTCATCATTGGCTGGTACTGGATAGCGAGTGCCACACCAGATGTATTAGAAATCGGCTGAGTACGGCCAAGGGCAGTCTCGGGGACACCTGTGATCTCATGCATTGCCTGCTTGATCAACTGTACGTACTCCATAGCCCCAGACATCTCGCCTCGTGACTCAAGGTTGAAAACGCGAGCATCCTTAGGCAGACCTGCCCAGACCTTCTTAGCACCACGCTCCAACTGAGAAGCCTTTGCTCCGGTGATGATGGTCACAGGGGCGCTGTGGTAGTTGATGATGTCCGATACCTCGGTCATCTTCTCGTTCATCTCACGGTTGAGCGGGATGATGTCCCAGATGTCAGCCTGACCCCAAGGTGACGAAGAAATACTCACGTTAGGAATGTGGATGACCGGCACTTTGCCGATGGGGTTCTCATACTGGTCGATCAACTCATCGTTGATGTATTGCTCTACAGTTTCGTCTGTGAGAATCTCGGTAAAAGTGTACACCTGACGGGTGCCTTCGGGGCTGGTGCCCCAGAACCGATACTTCAACTTAAACCGCAGGATACGGTCACGGTCGTGAGGGTGATACTCAGGGAAGCAGTGAGCCGGGTTCAAAGGAATCAGGCGAGTCTTGCCTTCATGGATAACACCGAGAGTGTCTTGCCATGGTTCCTCGTAAGCAACCTTGACAAAGCAGTCACCGGTAACACCGGCCAACTGACCCATCTCCCATAGAACTTTGTTCTTGTTGTTATCGACTTCCCACACCTTCTGAAGTAGGTGGGGGATAATCGCAGCATTGGCTTCAGGGGTCTTGAACTGAACACCTCGGCCAAACGTAAAGTTAGTGATGTAGTCAGACATCGTACGTACGTAGTTGAGAGCAAGGTGCTGCTCACCCATCTCACGGCGGTGAGACCAATGGTGACCGAGATACCAAGCCCAGCAAGCAGCGTAGCGATTCAGTCGAGGGCCGTGAACCTCAAACTCTTCATCGGCAAGTTCGACCAAGCCAAGGGGAGAGATGGCGACGGTGAGGTCGCTAGAACTAGCCCTATAACTTGGTGACCAAAAATCAACTGGCACTATGTGCTCCTGTCAAACGTACGTACGACCCTAATCGTAGCAGACTGCTACTTCTTCTTAGAAGCCTTCTTTGTGGTCTTCTTAGACTTTGCAGCATTCATGTTGTCGACCAAGTTCGGATAAGGACGACCTGCCTTTTTAGCCGAAGCCTTGGCTTTGGCCTTCTGTGACGGGGTCAACTTCTTATCGGACTTTGTGGGGTCCTTCTTCTCCCATACCTTTTTCTCAGCCATTACCACTTCACCTTGTCTGCCCAGTATGCGGCGCTCATCTTGCCCTTCTTGATATTGGCCCCGTGACGAGCCTTAAACGAAGCACGCTTCTCCTTCATCGCTTTCGACTCGCCTTCCTTAGGCTTGCCTGCGGTCTTAGCGCCCTGCTCACCGAAGCGGATCAACTTGACATTGTCACCATCTTTAGCCAACACTGCGTGCGATTTCGTCGGATGACCGGGGGTCTTCTTGGGCTTGTTGTACCCCTCAAACGTGATACCGCCTCGGGTGTACTTGGATTTCTTTTTATCTGACTCTGCCATGTCTACTCCTATGTTGACTTGTTAGACACTCTATCAACTGCTTTGGATACTCTAGAGTACCCTCCGCAACTCTTACATTGAATGATCTGGTACGTGGCTGTGGGGGTGCGAGCGAAGCCACGCTTTTGGTACTCAGTGTGACCGCACCGTGGGCACCCATCAATATTGCCACCGTAAAGACCTCTGTGTGGATGATTCTTAATCCAAGGAAGAAGTCTGTCGTAAACCTTCTCTGTAAGCACAACGTCCTGCATGTTGTACTTCTTCATAATCTTCCACGCCTGAGGATCGTCACGCATGCAGGCGAGCCACAGGTCGAAGCCGTCGTGCTGGACCTTGCTACCTAGTCCTAACTCAGTAGCAATGTGTTGCAACTTGTTGCTGGTGAAGCGGAACCTCTGTTTGACCACAGTCATTAGGTCAATGTCAACGTACGGCGTGGGGGGCGGATAACCAGCCAGAACAAACTCACGATTGAGATGCTTCATATCAAACGATTTACTGTTGTACCCGACGACGGCATCAGCCTCATCGAGCAACTCCCACGCCTTACGCACCATCTCCTCGTGACCATCGTGGTAATCGCTAGCGAAGTGAACCTTCTTCTCACCGTGCCATTTAGCGGCCCAAGAAATGACAGTGCCGGTTTCTTCGATTTGATTCAGGCCGATATTCTGGTCCCATAGACCCCAGACATACGCCAAGTTTGGCCGTGTCTCGATGTCGATGGTTAGAATCCTGATGCCCACTAAGCACCTCCTATATACGCGGAGTGTTACTACACTACCGCGCTAATAGTCAACGTGTCAATCGCCGTTCCTAATAATCCTGACAGACGCTCCGTCAAACGGATCAACGTAATCCCATTCGCTGGGATCAAAGTCGGGGTCGTCAAATTGA